AGGCGGCTGGCTACTGGTTCGTAATCGTCGAGGTTAAAGGCCACGGTAATGCTCTGTTTCTAAACGGCTAATTTCTGCGCGCACATACTCAAGATGCATAAGCAACTTAGAAACTTGGTTTTTAAGGTCTCTAATCTCTTTGTCTTTTTCGTGTAGCAGGTCTGCCATGTCATCGTTGTGGGTGTACTCACTCATTGTTTTGCTTTACAGTGCTGATATAGGTAATGCCTTTAGATGGCCCAGAAGTATTAAATGACGGGTGCCATGCGTTGCGGTTTTGTTCAGCAATCGTTGGCAGTGAATGAAGCAACCCCACCACTTCAAGCACAAGGCTTGACTCGTTGAAGCGAAGCTCTATAGCAAGTTGGTTGCTTAGGTTCATTAGTTTGGCGATTAGTTCGCCGATGCTATTTTCCATTGCTAAATATCCATTCGTCATGCTTGGCCTGTAAGTGCTCTAAAGCTTCTTTAAATTGTGTGCTGTCAATGCCGTGATTGGCAAGTTCGTAAAGCAAGTACGAAACTTGCCTTCTCCAGTCAATGTGTTCAATTAGTTTTTCCATTGTTTTCCTTTGTTATTTGCAGTTGCGTTTCCATCTTTGCACATCCTTGTGACGGGATTGACAGATGAACTTTTGTAGGTGTTTTTGTCCTTTAAGACAGCCCCAGCCCCACGGCCCAACGCGCCACACCTTACGCCCTGAGCGCTCAATGTGCGACTTAAAAGCAATGGCATCAGCCACCTTGACTTGCTCGATGGGGCTAAGCCCTTTAGCTGAGTTGTAGTTAGACCATGTGCGGAAAGTTTGCCGGTGAATACCTAGCCCACCTGTGTAGGACTTTGTGGAGTGTTGCCAGTTGCCACCAGTTTCGCACCGGGCTAACTGATCGTAGTAAGCGTCAGGCAGTACGCCTTGGTATTTGGCGTGGGCGTCACTAGCTGCACTTGCGTGGGCTGGTGTGGATAGGGCAAGGATAAGCGTTAATGCCATGAGTTTCTTAATCAACTCTCTCAACTTCTATTGGCGGCCCCCATGAATGCCAATTCTGCGCACGTTGGCAGACTTGGGTATAAACAATCAGGCCTGTGGACAAGTCTGTAAAGACCTGCACCATGGTTTTCTTATCTTTAGACCTTAGGGCGATATAACCCCATGTGGGAATCATGGTCTGTTAGCCATCATCTTGAGCCATAGCCAGCATGAGACCCAGCCCATTATGAAACTGTAAATAAATTGGGTGTCGGTCATGCCCAACCCCTTACCATGTCCATACCCTTTTGGGTGATGCCACACACAATGCCCTGAGAGCCACTCAGGAGCGCTCTACGGATGCCTAAGTCTTGGATTAGTCCAATGGTGCGCAAGTCGCTGCAGCGCTTCCAGTAGCCCTTTATTTCGTGACCAGCCAGCGCGGCTCGAGCGCCTGCCTCTTCATCAGTCAGGCCAAGAGTTGCGTAGTAATACTGTTCCAACAGTAACGCTCGATGGGTTCCCACCCGTATTGGGCTGATTTGCCGTGATGTTTCGGGGTCTGTTGCCCGGAATAGTGGTAGGTCGGTGTATGTCATGTTTCCTCTGACTTTCTGCTATTTGAGTAGCGGTGGTTACTTTACACAATTTAGAAAGTCGGTGGTGGATACCCAATGGAAACAAAGTACCCACCACCTAGCCCCAGCACTGCTCAAACAGTGTCTGGGAATCCTTATGGCTTAGGCAATGCGCGCCATGCAGCCTCTAGGGCTACGCCATCCTCGGCGTGGCCACCATTCGATTGCGGGGCAAGTTCTACATGGATCCAGCGCCCGTTTTTTGACCCACCGTTATCAGTATCAGTCCACTTTTTCCAGCCTGGCTTGCCGTTGCGATTGCATCGCCAGCCCTGCCACGTGCCGTTAATTAGGCCGCCGTAATCGTGCACTTCTTCTATGCCCAATTCTTTGTAATACTTAACAAACCAGAGCATTGCTTGCACAGCTGCAGCGCGCCCCTCTTTTGTGTCAGAAAAGCCAATATCTGCACCCCTAGCGGTACTGTGCACACTCATGCCCTGACCCGAACGCATCTGCCTAACCACAAGCGTCCCTAGGTTTGTAAAGCCCCATCTACGATTACAAAGATCAACAAACTTTTCAGTGCCTGCCATTTTGGCTGTGGCTGTTTTGTCGTACCCGGTGTATTTCATGGCGCTGGTGGGTCTTTAGGTCGGTCTTTCAACCCATTTCCTGCTAATACCCCCAAGAGCCCGCCAGTAAGGGTGGCAAGCATTGGCGACAGTACAGACCAAGCCGCATCATCATTAGGGGAAACTTCGAGCGGCTGTGTCACGAATAGCAGGCCGTAAAGCAATGCCAAGATAGAAGCAAGAAATGCAACTGTTAAACCGACTGCTACAACAAAAATAAGTCGTGCTTTGATTTCTTCGTTTGTGTGTCTGTTGTCTGGTTTCATGTGCACTTTCCGCCTGTGCCGTATGCCGGGGCTGGTGTTGTTGGTACAAGTGTTTCGGTTACGCCTCGTAGGGCTTTGTTTTTGGTTGGTGGGCAGTTGAGGCGTTCACGGTCTGCGCAAGCACTAAGCGTTAGGCATGTCAAAAGGCTCAGGCAGATTAGCGATTTCTTCATCGGTTAGTTCCCTTTCTGTGGTTTCGCCTGTGATGGCATCGTGAAAAGTTCCTTTTGGTTTTGATGTTGCCATCGTTTATTTCCTGTATCCGTACACAATAATTGTGCCGCCTGTAATGGTTCCTGTAGCAGGCGAAATTGTAAACCCCGTTGAAGATGTTGTTGAGTTGATGTAAGACGAAAACATGTACATTGAACTTCCGCTGACGCCGTTTGAGATTAAACCTTTTTTAACCGCGAGAAAAGGGCTAGTTATATCAAAAGAAGCAGCATGCATGTTTGCGTCTGCTGGGGCGTAAATAGCAGTAGTTGCTGCTGCACCGCCACTACCAGTAACTGTTGCTGAGCCAAAACTTACAAATACTCCGGCTGTGTTGTAAACACTGCCAGTAATGCTTGTGAGTTGAAAGTTCATATTTGTGCCTGTACTTGCTACGGTGCCTGCAATGACTACCCGGTAGTTGTCGTAAGTAGCACTGAAACAGTTTGCAACGGTCGCGCTTGCCACTGTGCTTCCAATGGTTGTACTGCTGATATAACAAAGTCCTGTGTTGGTTTGCAAAGTTGTCATTTGTGCAGCCGTGAGGATTTGTCCTGATGTAAATGTTTGTTCTGCCATGTTGTTTCCTTTCTAGAAACTGAGAAGATTGTTGTTGAGCGTTCCGAAGATTGCATCGTTCAGGGTGAGATATTGGTTGCCATCGGTACTTTCAAAAGTGTACGAAACAATGTGGCTGCTAGGTGTGATGTTATGGGCAATGCCGGACACAATTAGTGTCTGTGTCTCGGTGGCTGGGGTGCCCACCACAAAGTTTTTAACCACTGTGCAAATACTGGTCATGTCAAGGTTCAGCACAATGTTCTGATCAGTGGCCGATAGCGCTGACATTTCGGTAGATAGCCCTGTGAACCTGAGCACTGGGTTTTTGTACTTGCCCAGTAGATAGTTACCAAGGCCAGCAACCTCTGTGGTGGTGCTGTTTAGCAAATTAGTGAGCGAATACTGCTGGGCCTGATAAAGCGCAATGCTGGCCGAATCGCTAGTTTCTTGTTTTGCCCCTGCTGGCGATTGGGTCACTATGTAGTTGTAAAGCAGCTCGTCACCAAATTGGTTAATTAGTGACTGATACCTAAGCCCTGTGCCGTCAGTGTTAAAAGTAGCGCCAGCCACCGGGTTAAGAACACTAGACCTGCCCTTAAAAGTTAAAGTGCCAGAAGCGCTCATAAACAGATAGCCCTGCTCGCTGGTGTTAATCAGCTGCAAATAGTTGAGGCAATTTGTGTCTTGGCTGATGTTAAAAGCGCCAAGCGTGGATGAGCCAGTGTCAATAGATCGAGCACCTTGATAGTTAATTTCCGCAAGGTCTAGCACTGCGTTAATACGTGCACCAGTGGCTTGTGCCGATGGCGTGACAGCGTTTAATGACTGGTTAGCAAGCACCGTGAAATTGTCAGAGCATGACGCGTACATCATGTCTTGGTTGCTGATGTCGTAGTCAAGATTCCAGTCAGTAATCAGACCCGTGTAGATTGGAATGTTATTAGCAAGTATTTGCACCGGGCACCTAGGCAGTACGAACGGGTAGTAAGGGCTTGAGGTGTTACTTGGGTTAAGGACTTGGCTGGCGTTGTCAAAAGCAATAACAGCAGTGCCGGCATTGAACTGGTCTAACTGGCGTGAACGGCCACGCGTAATGCTGACATTCTCTACAAGGCTTGTCAGATCAACAAAGGTTAAACCACCTAACGTGCCACGGCCTGCAGTATCTAAAACACCATAGAAAGCATCATTAAGCATAAACGGCGTACCAAAGCCAGTGGTGCTCTGAAAGCCCACCAGCACCTGCATAGTTGGTGTACTCATGCTGGGGCAAATACCGTTCCGCTACGGCGTTGTGCCTTTTGGATGGCAGCAATAATGTCCTGACCTACTTGATCCGGGGTAGTTACTAGACCAGCGTTCACCGTAATGTTCATACCCATGCCACCAGCTTTAGACAACGGAATAACAGCCTCAGGGCCAGCCTCGCCTATAAGCGCAAAAGTAGGGCTAGTAACAATGCCACCGGTAGCCATTGCTTTGTAGTCAAGTCCTGCAGGGTTAGCGCCACCAGCTGCAGCACTACCGTCACCACCCAGACGGCCAAGGCTAATTTGCCCTAGCGAGCCGATGTCTTTGCCAGGCTTAATCAGGTTAATGCCCTTGATGACTACGTTAATCATTGTGATAAATGCGTTAGCCATAAACTCGAAATTACGCGCCACCTGATTAACCACTGCATTAACTACAGCGCGGAAAGTGTCGAACCTTTTGTAAGCCATTACTAGAGCAACACCTAAAGCAACTATGCCAGCCGTGATCAGCACTGCAGGGTTTAACGCCATGGCCGCATTAACCAAAACAACGGCAGCTGCTAAAGCACCAAAAGCAACTGCTACAGCCGTGATTAGTGTTGGGTTGTCTTGTGCCCACGTGGCGAACGATTGCAAGACCGGCAAAGCCTTTTCAAGTATCGGCAACAGTGCAGCGCCCACACCTTCCTTAGCCTCACCAAGAGCAACGCCTAAGCGCTTCATAGAGCCAGCTGCTGTGTTAGCGGAATCAGTAGCGGCACCACCAAAAGTGACAGCCATCTCGGCCATGACCTCTTCCATGCTTGCGCCGTCTTTAATCATCTGGCGTAGCTCTGGCGACAGTTTCGCTAAGGCAGTCATGTTTCCGCCATACGCCTTTTCCATAGCCTTAGTTACTGTCTCAAGGCTCATGCCTTTAGCAGCTGCAATGTCCATAGACAAGTTGGCAGCCTTTTGGGCTTCGTCAATGTCCATCGTGGCGCGTACCAGCCCAGCCATCGCCGGGCGTAGCTCGTCATCCGTTACGCCTTTAAGTTTGCCCTGCTGAGTTATGTATTCCTCAACACCAGCGATTTGTGCATCAGTAGCTGCAGTCGTTTTCTGTAACTGACGCGCCAGCATTGCCTGGGCTTGCTCATCTTCCATCGCCCCCTTGACAGCATCACCAAGACCAGCAACTAAACCACCAAGTGCGACAGCTGCGTATTTGTTGGCTTTACCCAGCGCATATTTAGCCTTGGCTTGCGCGCCTTCTAAATCCTTAAAGCCTTTCTCGGCTTCCTTTAATCCCTTTGGGTTAAATTGCGTAACGATTGGTAGGTAGATAGCCATTAGCCAGATGTCCTTACTTTTAATGCTCGATTAGCGTCAGCGATAACTTCATCAACAGCTTTCATAATGTCAGCGGTGCCTTGCTCTGCAATAAAAGCACGTGATCGCCACAAGCCGCGCTGAGGCCTGCCAAAAGTGTTAGTGAGCAAGCGTGAGAAATCGCTGTTGTTTTTAGACCCTGCCTGGCTGAACATTGCGCCAGCTGCGTTCTTTTGCACCAAAGTAACTAGCGGTGTGATGCCTTGACCACGTGCACGGCCACCCACCATAATTTGCACACCTTTGTCCACAGCGGTTTTGTTGTAGCCCAGCCTGCCTTTGTTGCCCCAGCCACGAATCATGCTCACGCCAATTTCTGATGGGAATTGCTTGCGGCCTTCCTCAAGCATTGCCGGACTACTTGCCTTAATCTTGGCGGCAGCCTTAAAGCGCGCTGACTTATCTAACTTGCTCAGCTCTGACAGTGCCTGCTTCAAGCCTGTAATTTCGGCGCTTGTTTCTAGGCTCATGCTTTGCGGCTTTCGTTTAACAGCTTAATCGTGGTGTTTAGATCAGCAATATCAAACTCTACAGCAGGTGGCCACCAGCCTGTGGCTACTAAGAGACTGGCTAGGGAATGGCGGTAGGTTCCGCTTGGGTAGGGTTTGCCGGGTCATTATCCACCACTTCCAAAGTCACCAAGCGTTTAATGAAGTCATCGAGCACGACTGGCACCATGATGCCAGCAACTTTGGATGACTCGTACGCCATAAAAGCCAAGTCCTCAATGCTGATGCCTTGCTCACCTATGGTGCTCGACTTGCGCTTGTATTTGCGTTCCCATTGCACAATGACAAAGAGG